GGAATTCCCTAATGATGATAACCATTATAGATATATGTTAATTAATATTAATGGTATGCAGTTCTTTACCTGTAGGTTAGAGGATTGGTTACTATATGAGGAACCTAGGTTCATATGATAAAAGTACCGGTTTTACTAGATTTTGATAGCAATAAAGTAATAGGTTCAATAGAAGTAGAAGAGAAATTATTACCTAGAATACCTAATTTCGTATTTAGTTTAGGCTATAGAGTTAATAAGGTAGATGACTTCACTAATATAGTTACAGACTATGATTTAATATGTATATCTGTAATTGACGATGAGGGGTATGTTAAATACCTTAAGAATGAAGGTAGATTTAATGAGTAAAAGTTTTGCACGAATAAGTGAAGTAGACGCATCTACATTAATGGTAGTAGATGCTTTAAACCTAGCATTTAGGTACAAGCATGCTAAAAGTACAGATTTTGTAGATGACTATATTAGACTAGTTGAAAGTCTTAAGAAGTCCTACAAAACTGGCAGTGTTATTATAGCGTGTGATAAGGGATCTTCTAGCTATAGAAAAGCATTATATCCAGAGTATAAAGAAAACCGTAAAGAATTACAGGCTAAACAAACTGAACAAGAAGAAAAAGAGTTCTTAGAGTTCTTTGAAGAGTTCAATAGAACTATGGATGCTATTAATGAAAAGTACCCTGTTTTGCGCTTTGATAAAGTTGAAGCAGACGATATAGCTGCGTATATTACGAAGCACGCTTCGAAATACGACGTAACTAATATCTGGCTAATAAGTTCTGACCGAGATTGGGATTTGTTAGTAAATGATAGCGTTAGTAGATTTTCTTATGTTACGCGTAAGGAAACAACTATGGCCAATTGGTATACTCATTATGACGTAGATCCAGCTAATTACATTGGATATAAGTGTCTAATTGGAGATACTGGAGATAATATCAAAGGTGTAGACGGTATTGGCCCTAAGAGAGCTTCTTCACTATTAAAGGAATACTCTGGCTCTATATTTGATATAATTGCGGCATTACCTATTAATAGTAAGTATAAATATATACAGTCTTTGAATCAGTCTAAAGATTTGTTACTACTTAATTATAAGATTATGGATTTGCTAGAATTCTGTGAAGAAGCTATTGGTGAAGAAAATATTAAAGAAATTGATAAGGTATTAGAATTATTATGAAAATTAAAGTAGACCCAGCAGGATTCATACCTGTACGTGCTTATGAACTAGATGCAGGAGCTGACTTAAAGTCGATTGCGGAATATATAATCTACCCAGGTGAAGTATGTAAAGTACATACAGGTGTTAGCGTTCAGGTACGCCCGTACCATGTAGGACTTATCTTCAGCCGCTCTGGTCAGGCTAAACATGGTATAACGCTCGCTAACTCCGTAGGTGTTATTGATTCTCAATATCGTGGTGAGCTAATAGTTATGCTACAAAATAATGGCACTGAGCCTTATTATATTGGTAGGGGTGATCGTATAGCGCAATTTGTGTTAATGCCTATAGTAATACCTGAATTAATTCCATTTGAGGGTACTAATGAAGAGTGGAACGATACAACACGTGGAACAGGCGGTTTTGGAAGCACGGGGAATTGACTGGCCTGATATATACTTTAGGCCTATTAACTTATGGAATATGCCTTATATGACACCTAAAGAAGCTGTAGAACTAACAAACAGGATGATGGAGGAAGAGACTTCTCCCTGTAAAAAGAAGTGCAAACTAGACGTATGGCGAGAACGCTGCGTAACTTGTCGCAGAACACTTACTCAAATAAAGGAAGCCTATGCGAAGATATGAAATTTTAACTGAACGGAAGAAAAAGGAATATTAGGATGGTATATCAACCAAGTATTAGAGCAGAAGTTATTACACGTAGAACTTATAATCGTCCTTTGGATGAAATAGGTAAAGTATTTGAAACATGGGAGCAAACAGTTGCCCGTGTAATTGACCACCAACAATGGTTATGGGAACGTGCTAAAGGAGCAGATCTTACGGATTTAGAGTACGCTGAATTATACGATCTAGAACAGCTTATGCTAGATCGTAAAGTCTCAATGTCAGGTCGTAGTTTGTGGCTTGGAGGTACGGACATAGCTAAGCAAAGAGAAGCAAGTCAGTTCAATTGCTCATTTACTAATGTAGAAACAGTATACGATGTAGTTGACATTCTTTGGCTATTGCTACAGGGTAAACCTAAACACTGCCCTGTTTAACAAAAAGAGTATTAATTGCTGGAAACCCCTTAGAGCCTATAAAACTACAACGCAAGCCGGAAGGTTATTCGTGAATGTTTGAAAATTTATAGGATTGGGCAATCAGCAGCCGCCAGCTAGTAGGCTGTGGGTTCAACGACTAAACATATATAGAAAGGTGGAAGGTTATGAATAACCAGTCCCGAAATTCTGCAGAAGTAAAAGGTGCTTTATACGGAACACTATTGGGAGATAGTACCGTAACAAATAGAAATGAATTTTCTTGTGAACAAATAAGTGAAAATCTTATTAAATATAAGGGCAGCATATTAAAGCAAGTTTCTAACGACTTGCAGGTTTATTATCATTCTAGAGATAGGGGTAATAAACAAATAATTCACGGTAAAGAGTATAATAGAAATATTTCATATGTAGTTCAAACAGATAGACACTCCTACTTTAAAAGTTTTAGAGAGATTTTCTATCATACGGGAACAAAACAGGTAAGTATGGATATTTTAAAATATCTAACACCAGAGGGCTTGGCTCTATGGTTTATGGATGATGGGTACTTAGATTACAAACCAAGTAATAATACTAGAAATCTAAGAATTTGCACAGACTCATTCGATGAACTAAGTATTAAGAATATTATGCAGTACTTTAATGATACATGGAACATTCAATGCAAATTATATATGCATAATGCAGGATATAATAGAGATAGTAAACCTAGGGTTAGTTTCAACCCAGAAAATGCTCAGAAATTTATTAGTATAGTATATAAGTATTTCCTCCCAGAATTCTATTATAAAATAGACTTACACTATACCGAAAAGACCTTAAATAGTAAAATATGTAGTGATACATACTTTGATGCAGTAGAATATATGTTACAACATACTCCTTCGAAAGAAGATGATATAGTCTAATCTATATAGAAATATATAGCTAATATAAATGTGTGGTGTAGGTTTCCGTCCTGTAGTTGGTACTTTAAATGGTTTCTCTAAACCAATTAAAAATATTAAGGTAGTGCGTAGTACTCGTAAAACTAAGGGCGGTAATGAATACAATGTTGAAACTTTTGATCCTATTACTAAAGTTTGGACAATTAAAGTTGGAGATTCAGCAGAAGCTTGGGCTAAGTCCATTGGTAAGTTACTGGCTGGCAAGTATCCTGCAAATACTCTTGTTCTCGATTTTAGTGAGCTTCGTCCGGCAGGTGATAGGCTAAAAGGCTATGGTTGGATTTCTTCAGGTGATGGTGCAATTGCTAGTGCGTATACCGCTATTGCCCATATTCTGAATGGACGTGCAGACTCACTATTAAGTCGTATGGATATTTTAGATATTGTTAATCATCTAGGTACAGTGCTTTCTAGTCGTAGAAGTGCAGAGATTGCTTTATTTGAGTATGGGCAACCTGAGTGGGAAGAGTTTGCAGTAGCAAAGAAAGACTGGTGGTTACATAATAATGCACATAGAACGCAGTCAAACAACTCTCTACTATTTAGAGAAAAACCAACTAAGATGCAGCTAGAAGAAATATTCCAGCTTATGCAGGATGCTGGAGGCAGTGAGCCAGGCTTCATTAATGGAGTTGAGGCACTTAGACGAGCTCCTTGGTTTAATGGATGTAATCCCTGTGTTGAAATCCTATTGGGAAATAAATCCTTCTGTAATTTAACAGAGATTGATATTGGTAAGTTCAAGAGTGATAACGCAGGGCTACATAGAGCTGCATATTTAGCTGCTCGCGCCAATTACCGTCAAACCTGTGTTAACTTAAAAGATGGAGTATTACAAGAGTCTTGGCATCTTAATAACGCACACTTACGTTTATGCGGGGTAGGCTTAACAGGTATTGCTAAGCGTCCAGATATGGGAGGCTATGACTATGAATACTTAAAGCGTACTGCAACAGCCGCTGCAATTGGTATGGCTGACGAACTAGAAATGCCACATCCTAAGAATATTACGTGTATTAAACCTAGTGGTACCTTAAGTAAGATTATGGATACTACTGAAGGAGTACATAAACCTTTAGGTAAATATATATTTAATAATGTACAATTTAGCAAACATGACCCTGTGGTTGAAATACTCCGTGCTAGTAACTATAATGTGTTTAACCATCCCACCGATGATAGTGGTGTTCTTGTTACATTCCCTGTTTCATGGGATGATGTACCATTTCACAAAATTAATGGAAAGGAAGTAAATTTAGACTCAGCTATTGATCAGTTAGAGAAATATAAGCTACTTCAAACTAATTGGACTCAGCAAAATACTTCTGTTACTATTAGTTACTCTCCAGAAGAAATACCTGATATTATTGATTGGTTACTAGCTAATTGGGATATTTATGTAGGGGTATCGTTCTTATATCGTACAGATCCAAGTAAGACTGCTAAAGATTTGGGTTACTTGTATCTACCACAAGAAGTTGTTGACGAGTTAACATTCCGTGAATACGTAGCAACATTATTACCAGTAGATTTAAGTGCTAAGATGAATAGCTTTGATGAATTAGTTTCCGATGAATGTGCTCAGGGGGTATGCCCAGTAAAATGACAAGTGCCGTTAATATTAAGGCCCATACAGGGCCTAACAAAGAAGTAGTAATTAAAATCTTTAACGAGGGTATAGAACATCTTGAATATACTCTACAAGATGGAGAAGAAAGGACTGTGCAAATATACGGAGAAATCTCTGTATGTACATTTGAAAGGTTAGTAGAATAACAAAAAGCCTCAACTGCTTTAAGCAGTTGAGGCTTTTTTACATACACATAAATAGCTACTTTATTTATCGTATGCAGCTAATATTTGTGCACACATTTTACTTCTAACAACCTCATTGCGACTAAACTCTATGGTAGCAATATTAGGTAATCCTTTTAAGCGCTTTAAGGCATCTGCTAATCCAGACTCACCAGAAGGTAGATCTGTCTGCTCTAGATCACCATCTAATATACACTTACAGTTCTCACCTAACCTAGTAAGTAGTAGTTTAAGCTGTGGTTTAGTTGAGTTTTGACTTTCATCTAATATTACAATGCAGTTTTTGAAAGTTCTGCCTCTCATAAATTGCATAGGAACAGCCTCAATAGCTTTAGTTTTAATTAAGTAATCTACGAAAGATTTGCCCAATCGTTCATCTAGTATCTCTCTAAATGGGGCGATATATGGTTGGTACTTTTCATCGAGATCACCAGGTAAAAATCCAAGTGTTTCACCTGCTTCAACTATAGGCCTACTTAGTATGACTTTATCAATATTACGATAGTATAGCTGCTCTGCAGCGTAGCTTGCAGCAACATACGATTTGCCTGTACCGGCTGGCCCAACTGCTATTGTTACTACATTATTTTGTATAGCGTTTAGATACTTCTTTTGTGTTTCGGTTCTAGGAATTAACTCCTTAAAGGCAGGGTTAACCTCATTTCTTGGTACTCTAGACTTTTTTGAGGACAAGATAATCCTTAGGTTGTTAAGAAAAGTTTTTTCTCTGCCTCTCTACGACGGGTTAGGCCTGCTATTACTTTTCCTGCTGCCTTATCCCATCTTAGAAATTCAGCTGCTGCTAAGTCAAACTTAGATGCATTTAATAGTATTAAAAGAGTGGAGTTACTAAAGTTAGTAGCCCCACAATTATATATAAAACTAATACACGCATCTAGTTGATTTTGTGTTAAAGGTATACCTACTTTTTTCTGGATCACTGGTATACATTTAGACTCTACTTCGAAAGCTAACCACTTTTCGGCTTGCTCTATGGTACAGGTATCTCCTAATTTAACTTTACTACCATTAGGATACACAGTAGTTCCATATCCTATTGTGTAGGGTTCCGCATGTGTTGCTGGGTCAGGATATGCCTTATCAGAAAATCCTTCAAATGACTTGATTAACTCTAATCCATTTTTACCTAGATTCATTTAGATTTAATGCCTTTATAATAAGTAGTTTTAGACTTCTATGTTTTTCCCTACATAGTTTATACTTAGATACAGTATCA